GCGTTAGTGCGCCCAGTGCTTACCTATGGCATGTTCATGTTGTTAGTGTTTGTTGAGATTGGCGGATTCTGGTACGCCTGGACAACAAACGTTCCATTCGATCTGATGCTGGATCAGCTATGGGATGATGATACGCAGCAAATCTGGGCGGCGATTGTAGCGTTTCACTTTGGAAGCCGAGCCTTTGCCAAATGATCAGCGAACACGCACTCAAGATGATCAAGCATCACGAAGGTGTGCGCGTGCGCCCTTATCGTTGTCCTGCTTTGCTTTGGACCGTTGGCGTGGGACATGTCATTGATCCAAGCCACATCAATGTCAAAATCGAAGAGCGTAAAACCTTACCCATTCCGCAAGGTTGGGACCGCACGTTGTCTATGGCGGAGGTTGATGAAATTCTTACAAAGGACTTACAACGCTTTGAGGCTGGCGTATTACGATTGTGTCCTGCTGGTCTTACTCAGTCTCGCCTTGATGCACTCACATCATTTTCGTTTAATGTGGGATTAGGCAACCTCCAGCGATCAACGTTGAGAATGCGCCATAATCGTGGCGACTATACGGGCGCGGCACTTGCCTTTAGAATGTGGACTAAAGCGGCAGGGAAAGAGTTGCCGGGCCTGGTCAAACGCCGCCGCGATGAAATGGCCCTCTACATGAGCAACTAATCATGCCACTTGTTCCCATCAAATTGCCGCCAGGCATTTATAGAAACGGTACAGAGTACCAATCGCAAGGGCGATGGTATGACGCCAATCTTGTGCGCTGGTTTGAAGGCACATTGCGCCCGATGGGAGGATGGCGTAAATGGTCAAACAATCAAGTGTCGGGTGTGCCGCGTGGCATGTATGCGTGGCGTGATAACTCATCAAACGTTTGGCTAGCCGTTGGTAGTGCCTCCAAACTATACGTTTATCAGGGTGATGGCGATTACGCAGACATTACACCGACAAGCTTTAGCGCCGGACGTACTGACGCAACGGGTTCAATTGGTTATGGAAATGGTGACTATGGCGAGCAAGCTTATGGCGTTGCACGCATCCCATCAAGCAATTCTGGTGTATTGCCAGCCACCACTTGGTCGATGGACAATTGGGGCCAATATCTTGTGGCGTGCTCCGATTATGACGGCAAGCTTTACGAGTGGCAGTTAGACTTTGCAACGCCAACCGATGCAGCGGCGATTACTAACGCGCCAACAAGTTGCAAAGGATTGGTGGTTAGCGAAGAGCGCTTTTTATTTGCCCTTGGCGCTGACGGCGATCCGCGAAAGGTTGCTTGGTCCGATCAAGAGGACAACACAACGTGGACCGCCGCAGCTAATAATCAAGCGGGTGACTTTATTCTTTCAACGCCAGGCTCGATCATTTGCGGGCGCCGCGTGCGCGGTGGGTTGTTGATCCTTACTGATGTGGATGCCCACTTGGCGCAGTACCAGGGGCCGCCATATGTTTATGGTTTTGAAAAGGTTGGCACAGGGTGTGGCGCTGTGGGCGTGTTGAGTATTGCCGCCGCTGATACGTTTGCCGTTTGGATGGGTTCGTCAGGCTTTTGGCTATACGATGGTTATGTGAAGCCATTGTCATCCGATGTGTCTGACTATGTGTTTCGGAATATGAATCGAGGCCAGATCAGCAAGGTCAACGCCGTTCATAATTCAAAGTTTGCAGAAATCGTTTGGTTTTACCCGTCATCCGAAAGCAACGAAATCGACAGTTATGTGGTGTGGAATTATCGAGAAAATCACTGGACGATTGGAAACTTAGGTAGAACAGTTGGAACCGGCCAAGGTGTGTTCACATCGCCACTGATGTGCTCATCCGATGGGTACGTTTACGAGCATGAGGCCGGTTGGGACTATGATGGCAGTACGCCATACGCTGAATCGGGTCCGTATCAAATTGGTATGGGTGACAATTTGCTTGTGGCGGATCAACTCATCCCTGATGACTTAACGCTTGGCGATGTAACGGCAACGTTCAAAACGCGTTTGTATCCTACGGCCACCGAAACAACGCATGGCCCATATTCGTTAGCCAATCCCACGTCAGTGCGCCTACAGGGCAGGCAAGTGAAGGTTCGCGTCAATGGGAACAACAACACCGATTGGCGTGTTGGCATCATGCGTTTCAACGCCAAGCAAGGTGGTAAACGATGAAACTGCCGCGTCCTGGCGTTGATTATGACCAGATCGAAGAGCAATCGTTTCGGCGTGCTTTGGAGCTGGCTGACACGATCAATCGCAAAAAGAACGCCAACATCGAAATGGGTCAGGATGAACTGATTATCATTCGTTCGCCCAATGGCACCCGTTACTCATTGGCGGTATCAAACATTGGCGTATTAAGCGCCACCACCATGTAAGGAATTGCCATGGCTATTATTAAAGTTGGCGGCATTGAATGGGACACAACAAAAGGCCTTGATGTTAAACAAGGCTATGTTGCCAAATTACTTGAAAAATACACGCCATCACAGGTTAGGTCTTTAATCATTGCGAATGATCCTGGTTATGAGTCATGGCGTACAAATGAAGATCAAATTTTTGACTTGCTTGGCATTCCAATTGAACAGCCAGAACCAGTTTCGCAAGCGCAAAATGATGAACAGCCTGTTTACTATCAAGACTCAGGACTTCTTGAAACTGGTGCGCCTGGTGAAGAACAGCCTAGCCAGCCAGCGCGTTTAACAGCCATACAAGAACTTGTTCAGTCCGCAAAAAGGTTTGTCCCTACCGAACAGGGTTATGACGTTACTTATGACCCAATTAAGATTGGCGGCAAAGAATATTTAGTTCTCAATGAAAACACCATTGTTAGAAAGGCCGATAGTCAGTCAGGCGTGCCTAGCGGTGAAGTTCGTTATGAATACATTGATCCGCAAACATCGCAGATTACATCAAGCGTTCAAAAACCATCGTCATTAACAAATCTTGCAAGAATTGGCGGGCAGCTTTTAACCACTTACGTTTTAGGGCAGTTAGGGTCAGGGTTGATGCAGGCGTTTACGCCATCTGTTATGACAGGCGGGCCTATATCCACAACAGGACTTTCCGCCACAGAAGCAGCAACGCTCATTGACTCTGTACAAACTGAAGCCATTCGTGCCGCTCAAGCGGCGGGAATTAGCGATCCAAACATTTTGGCGCAAGCGGCAGATGTTGCCAAAGGCTTAATCGGAACTGGTTTAACAGGCAGCGACATTATTTCATCAGCGGTTGATACTGCAAGGGCCACAGCAGCAACTGGCGCCGTAGGTGCAGCAGGAAACGTTATTGGTGGCGGCGGACAGATAACGTCAGGAGTTTCATCGTCAACGCCAATTGTTGCTGGTGGTGGCTTGGCATCAACGGCTGGTGCCGTGACTTCAAACCTTCCTGCGGCAACAGCAACGAGCGGATTGCAACAAGGATTAACGCCACAGCAATTTGATCAATTTTTACAATCAAATTTATCTGAACTTGAAAAGTCTGTGGTTGATCGCATTAGCGAAGCGTCAGGACTTACGCAAGAAAATGTATTAAACGCAATTAGCAGTTCAGGCGGAAGTTTGGTTGGTGCTATCAATTCGCTTGGTCTTGATGTTACCAGCACGCTTGGCGATTTGATGGGTAGGTTTTCTGATTTTGGCGATGTTGTTTCAACAGGCTTAAATCAGAGTCAAAACGCCATAATCAATACAATTGGTCAAAACATCAACTCCAAGTTTGAAGGTCTTGGCGGTTTGCTTACAGGAGGTTTTGAAAGCCTTGGACAGGGTTTGCAAAACGTTGGCGGGCTATTGACAAGCGGATTTGAGAACTTATCAGGACTTTTCAAAGAGTACCCATCATTGCTTACAACGGCTTTGGTTGCGGCTGGAACAAAATTGCTTGATCAGTCTAGAGATGGTCAGCAAGAAGTTGCTCCTTTTGAATTTGATCCAGGAAAAGGCTTAAGTTACACGCAGCGAAGCGCCGTTGCTCCGGTATCGCCATTGCAATATGGCTATGGGCCAGAGCAGGGTTTGCTTACAGGCATCAGGCAACCGTCTAACGTTGCAGGAACGCAAGCGGCAAATCTTGCCGCCATGCAAGCCGCAGCACCAACCGCAGGCTTATTGGCGGCTAACCAAGCCGTAATGGATCAAGCCCGCCAAGTATCAACAAAATCAGCATTGGATAAGGCTGCGTTTTACAACAATTTGCGCGGCCAGGGTTACAGCGATCAGCAAATCCAAAACCTTGTTGGCGCATCGATTGGCTATCAAACGCCACAAGATTTCAACTACCTTCGCCAACTCGGCCAAACCGTACAGATGGCGCCGCAACTCCAACAACGAACCGCCGAAGGCAAAGCGTCTTACTTCAATGATTTGCTCAATAGCGGTTTGAATTACGATCAAGCATTGAGCGTGATCAACACGGGCGTTGGTCAGCAAACCAATCAAGACTTACTGGAACTTGGCAGATTAGCATCTGCCCAACGCGCACAACCGATGGCAATGCTAGGCACTGCGCCAGGCGCGTTTAGCCAAGGCTTATTGGCTGGCGGATTCCCATCAGTGGCAGGGCAAACCTTATTGGGGTTTGGCGCAACGTGAATGATTTAGCGCACTGGGATCGATGCTCGCCATACCTTGAGGCGGCGTTGCGCTTTAGCCATGGAACGCATACCATTGAAGACATACGCAAAGCGGTAATTGACAAGGCGATGCAATTCTGGCCTGGTCAGCAGTCCGCAGTCATCACTGAGGTCCACGTTTACCCGCAAAAGAAATGCCTCCATTACTTTCTGGCTGGCGGCAAACTGGAAGAACTCTCAGCAATGCGTCCAATCATTGAAGTTTGGGCGCGTCAAATTCAATGCACTCACATAACGTTAGCTGGAAGGCGTGGTTGGTTGCGTACGTTTTTAGCTGATGAAGGTTACAAAGAACGATGGACGGTTATGTCCAAGGAGCTACTATCATGAGTAAAGGCGGATCGGGCGGAACGCAAGTTGTAAGGACCGAAGCGGACCCTCAGTTAAAACAACTTGCCATGCAAAACTATGAGTTTGCGCAACAAGTTGCTGGCCAACCTTACACACCGTATGAAGGTGCGCGTCTTGCAGCACCAACTGCCGCCACAACCATGGGATTGCAGCAATTAGCGCAAGCCGGTCAGGTTGGGCCTGGTACGGCAACGGTTGATTACGCAACATCATTGGCGATGCAGCCAACAGGTATTGCGCAAAACATTGGGCAATTTGCCAATCCGTTCCAAACACAAGTGATCAACACGGCGTTGCAAAACATTGAGATGCAACGCCAACAGCAACAACTTGGCAATCAAGCCGCCGCCACTCGCGCCCGTGCCTTTGGCGGATCGCGCCAGGGCGTGCAAGAAGCGTTAACCAATCAAGCAGCACTCATGGCCGCAGGCCAAACGGCTGGCAATTTGGCTTACCAGGGTTTTGGTCAAGCCGCGCAACTTGCGCAACAAGACGTTGCGGCTCGCCAGGCGCAGGCTGCGCAACTGGCAGGATTGGGTGCACAGCAACAAGCAATCCGCCAACAACAAGCACAACAATTACTTGGCGTTGGTGCTGCCGAACAAGGTATGCAGCAACAGCAACTTGATTTGGCGTATCAAGATTTCTTACGCCAACAGGGTTACCCGTTGCAACAATTGGGAATTTTGCAATCAGCACTTGGTCAAGTTCCTGCCGGTCAGGTACAAACATCACCGATTTACCGCAATGTTGGATCATCAATTCTTGGCGGTGCATTGGCCGGTAATACACTTGGGCCGTCACTTGGGTTAGGTGCCGGTGGTGGTGCTTTATTTGGCGGCTTACTTGGACTGCTGTAAGGAATAGTCATGGCAACTTCACTCGGTTTACTTTTTGGTGGCGGGGAAGAAGAAGATGCGCTTGCAAAGCTTCTTCGTGCGCAATCCCCAGGTTTAGCGGCGCAGTCTGAACGCCAGGCGGCACTGCAAGCCGCCGCTGCGTTACTGCAAGCCGGTGGCCCGTCAAAAGCGCCTGTAAGCTTGGGGCAGGCGCTCGGAGGGGCATTGCAAGCCGGTCAGCAAGGCTATCAAGCCGCCCAACAGCAAGGGCTGCAGCGGTTGATGCTGAATACACAAATCCAGCAAATGATGCAGCAACAGGAGCGTGAAAAAGCATTACGCCAAGCGTTAACAGCAAGACCAACTGAAGCACAACAATTTCAAGCGGGGCAGCAGGCCTTAGCCGCAGGCGGTCAAGGACCAACCGTTGGTGCCGCACGAATGCAGGAGCAAGCTGTTGCCGCGGCAACGCCGTTTGCAACACTTACACCAGAGCAAAGGCTTATTGCTTCGCAGATGCCTTACGCCGAAGCCGTTAAGTACATTGGCGAAAGCGTCAAGCCTGAAGAGTTTGGTACATCAACCAACACCGGTATGATAGGCGGAAGACCTGTTAGCTATGTCGTTGGTAAGCGTGGCGGCATACGCGTCTTAGACGTTGCACCAAAGCCTGAAGAAGAGCAAGTCAAAGTAGGCAACCAAATCTTAATTCGTAACAAACTTACCGGAAAGACGGTAGATTCGTATAACGTCGAAATGTCGCCATACGAAACAGCGCAGAATCTAAGATCGCTTAGGGCGGAAGATTTGGCGGAGCGCAAGTTTGCATTCGACCGGCAAACAACACAAGCAAATCTTGGATATAGAGCGCAAGAGATCGGGCTCCGCGGTCAAGAGGTTGATCTAAGCAGACAGCGTTTAGCCCAAGGTGATGTTGAGCTTGTTACCGATGGCGCAGGAAATATGTCTTTTGTATCTAAGACAGGCGCACCAACAAGACAGGTTTTGACGCCAACTGGTCAGCCTATGGTTGGCAAGGGTCAGCAGATACCAACAGCGGTGACGGAAGAGTTTGTACAAAGTCAATCAAATATTAAATCCATTGACAAAACCATTAAACTTTTAGACGACAACCCAGGCGCAGTAGGCCCAATTACCGGAAGGGTGCCATCAATTGTTCGAGATCCATTTGCAGATCAACGCAATGTTGAAACGCGGGCTGCCGTTGCTCAAATTGGAAGCATGTTGATTAAAAATATTTCAGGCGCTACGGTTCCGTTGGGTGAAGTTGATAGGCTTAGACCCTTTATTCCATTCGCGTCAGACGATCCGGAAACTGTAAAAACAAAACTAAGAAATCTAAAAAATGAAATCATCAACATTGAAGAAGAGCGCAAGAAGCAATACACCGCGCAAGGCATGAAGTATCCAAGTCTTGAATATAGAGGCGGTCCCTTAGCCATTCCAGGTACGCCAAGCATCATGCAGCAATACGGACTTACGCCGAGGTAAGCAATGACAAATATTGAACGCGTATCAGCAAACCTTCGCAAGATGTTTGAGCAAGGTGCGCCACAAACGGATATGGAATCCTATATTCGGATGGAGGGCTACACGCCGCAACGTTATCTTGCCGCCATTGGTCGATCAAAGCGTGGCGTTGGCGAGGTTGAAGCAGGCGCGTTTCGCTCATTCTTGCAAGGCTTATCGTTTGGCTTTTCCGATGAGATCGAAGCCGCGGTTAAGGCAGCATTTACCAAGGGTTCGTACCAGGACAATGTTGAAGCAGTGCGCGAAGGTATTAAGCAGTACCAAGCACGCAGCCCAGTCGCGGCAGCATCAAGCGAGATAGCCGGTGCGCTACTTCCTGCAGCGCTAACCATGGGCGCAACAGCACCAGCCGTTGCCGCACGCGCACCCCAACTCGCCGGTGCAGTAACCAGAGGTACGCAGGCGGTTCAAAGCGCCCTGCCAGCGGCCTTGCAAGGCACGGGCATTGGCGCACAGGTTGGCCGCGGTGCGTTGTATGGTGCTGCCGGTGGCGCATTGGGTGGCGCAGGGCAGGCTGAAGGCGGCATGTCGGATCGCTTGCAAGGCGCGGCTGTTGGCGCAGGACTTGGCGCAGCAGTGGGCGCTGCCGTGCCGCCTGCGATGGGACTTGCTGGTTATGGCGCAGGAAAAGCGCGTGACGTTCTTGGAAGAAGCGGTGCCGCGGCGCAACAAAAAGCTGCGCAACTAATCATTCAAGCCATGGAGCGTGACCAGCTCACGCCACAAGAGTTGCAGCGGCGCTTAATGCAAGCCACGCCTGGTAAACCAACCACATTGGCTGACATTGGCGGCGAATCCATGCTATCGCGTGCCGCTGGCGCTGTAAACGTTCCTGGTACCGCCAAAGGCACTAAGGGAGAGTTCTTGCAAGAACGCGTAAGAACGCAATCCGATCGTGTAATTGCTGACTTGGCAGCGGCAGCGCAAGAGCGTTTGCAAAACACCAATATGTTATTGCGCGATCTGACCGATCAGCAAAAGCAAAAGGCTGCACCGTTGTACGCCAAAGCCTACGACACGCCAGTTGGCGTGTTGAACGATAAAGAGTTGCTGAAGTATCTTGATCGACCAGCATTCAAAAAGGCTTACGCAAGAGCGGTTAGCATGGCTGCTAACGAGGGTGAATCGTTGCCTCAGATTTATCGCTTTAAGACGGATGGCAATGGTAGGCCGATCTATAATGAAGAGGGCTTACCTGTTTATGGCGAACTCGAGGACTTGCCAAACGTCAAGGTATTGGATTGGGTGAAACGCGGCTTGGATGATGTGATTAACGCCAAGCAGACCAAGGAAGGCTTTGGATCTACCGAGGCTCGCGTCATTCGCAATGCCAAAAACGAGTTCCTCGCCAAACTTGATGACTTGGTTCCGGCTTACAAAGATGCTCGCGCTGTTTTTGCTGGCGACGCAGCACTCAAGGACGCCATTGAGCAAGGCAGAAAAATATTTACCATGCCAGAAAATGATTGGCGTGAAGTGGCGGCTGACTTCAATAAACTAACCGACATGGAACGCAACATGTTCCGCGCTGGTGTGGTGGATGCCGCCAAAATCCAAGCCGATCGCATTACGCGTGAGTTTGGCACGGCACGAGATGTAACGCGCTTATTTGATAACACGCAAACGCTTGGCCGTTTGCGATCTGCGTTCCCCGATGACCAATCGTTTAACGCTTTTAAGAATCAACTTGGCGAAGAGGCAAGGTTCACGGAAGTGCGCAATAGGATACTCGCCGGATCTCGCACGACGCCGCTGGCCGCGGAAATGGCTGAACAAGCAGGACCAACGGGTGCCGCGGTAGGCTCGGCGATTATTCAGGGCAACTTACAGCCTATTGCTTCGCAATTGCTTGGCCGTGCCATGCAACGCGGTGCGGGTAACGTTGGTGATGTGGCGGATATTCTTGGCCGCGAATTGTTAACGCCTATGACACCGCAATCGCTTGACGCGTTGATGAGGCGATTGGCCGCACAACAAGAGGCCATGGCAACCGCCGAAGTTAATCGCGCCAACGTAAGGCCTATGGTTGGCGGTGCATTCGGCCAGTTGACGGGCCAAGTCGCCGCGCCAACGCAACCCATTAGGCTTGATGTTTCAGGCACTGCCGACACCATGTCGGATGAAGAGAAAAGGCTTGCAGGATTGTTGCAGTAGCGTAAACTCACCATCGGAACTTCTCCTGTGCATCTCACCCTCTCAGAGATGTTGAGCCACCTACCGTTGGTGGCTTTTTTTTGACCGTTTATCGGAAATAGATTAAGCATTTCGCCATTGCGATTATGATGGCGATCTATGAACAAGATCATTCTAGGGATTGACCCAGGCCTTAGCGGTGCCATCGCCGCTATCTCTCAACAAAAACTCATGAGCGTATTCGACATGCCAACGGTGGAGCGCAAGGTTGGCAAATCAGTGAAACGCTTCGTATCGCCACACGAACTGCACACGGAGTTGGCGGCATTCCTAGTTGATCACGAATGCGAGGCATGGATTGAGCAAGTATCCGCCATGCCTGGTCAAGGCGTGACCTCAATGTTTAACTTTGGCCGCTCGCTCGGTAATGTGGAAGGTGTCTTGGCATCGCTCAAGATCCGATACCACTTTGTGCCACCGCTCACCTGGCAACGTGCCGTACGTTTAACAGGCGGCAAGGAAGGCGCACGAGCGTTGGCGATGCAAATGTTCCCGGAGATGAGTTCAGCGTTTAGTCGCGTCAAGGACAACGGACGCGCCGATGCTGCGCTCATTGGTTTATTTGGCTCAATGCAAACTTAAGAGGAGTTCCATGGAAACGCAAGAAGTAAGGAATCTGAAAGAGCTGCTGGCGTACACACGCCAACTCATGGCGGAAACAGACGGCAAGCTAAGAGAGGCGCGGCGTTTTATTGGCGCTATTGCTGATGTTGAAGATCTCGGCGGCAGGGTTGGTGAAGATGTTCGCAGCCGCGCCATGTTTATCTTGCAAAGGATCATGTGATGTTGATCCAGCAAAACGGCGAGACAGTGATTCTGGTGGATAGGCCAAAGATTGGCTCGGCTTATGAGCCGCCAAAACCGAACTACTTGGCGGATGACCAGTTATGGATTCAGTCGGTGTTTACGTTTAAGCGCGTTCCGGCTTACGCCATTCGAGATAGGCAAGCCAAGTTGCTGTTGCTTGGTTCGCTTTACTTTGGCGCTGTCTTGATGCTTGGACAGGTTGCACGCTTTTTGCTGCAACGATAAAGATGTTTACGAGGAATCTTTCGTTCAATACTTTATGGCGTGCATTGTTTCGCCAATCGAAAAAGGATCGGGTATATGGAACAAAAAGTGACTATTGCTGCAACAGCAACTGTTATCAGGGCAGAGACTGTCCACTTAGAGCATCAGGCGGACGATACGTTTGGTTTCGAGGCCATTGCACCGAAAAAGGGTCGAACGCCAAAAGCAACGGTTGAGATTGGCGAACTTGAAAAGCGTTTGAACATTGCACTTGAGAACCTGGCCGATTGCGTTGAAACGCTCAAGGGTTTGGAGTCCTATGGACGGTTCAATGATGGTGTGACGCGTAGGCGTGCCTTGGAGTGCTTAAAGCGCATTGGGGCGTGGGGTAACGAATGAAGATGATTGTTTCAACGGTCAAGCCTGATCGCTCATCGCTTCATGTGTTGGCGGCAAGCGTGGATGCGTATGCGCCAGAGGTTGACCTTTGCATACAAAACGGAACGGGTCCAACGTTTGGAGAAGACTACAACCGGGCGATTAAGCACTTTATGTCTGACAGTGATGATGGCGTGATTATCGCCAATGATGACATTGTGCTTACGCCTTATTCGTACCGGTTGTTGATGGAAGACGTTGAAGCACTCACCAAGGTATGCAACAAAAAGCTAGGGTTTGTTGGTGCGCGTTCAGACTTTTCCAGGCCATCGCAAAACATACGCGTGCCGCGTGATGGCGCAGATACTTATGCCGGTATGCGCTGGAGATCAGAGGGCGCTATGCGCCGCCATCATGTGATCAGCCCGTTGTTTGCTTACCTTCCACGCGCAGCGTTTGAGGCCGCGCAGTTTCCGCCATTGAATTGGTTTTCGGATGATGTGATGTGCGCCGATCTAGTCAAGCTAGGCTTTAAGCACTTTATATCACGTTCTTATATTCATCATGTTGGGTCGATGACCATTGGCTTGGATATGCAACAAAATCTTGAAGCAAGTAAGCCATGGTTGCTTGAACATCGACCAGAGTATTGCACCGAGTGGGGTATTTGATGGGAATCGTGAAAGGAACAAAGGCTGCGCGTATTCAGCGCACAGAAGATCTGTTGAAGTATCTAAAAACAAGATCAACGCTTGTGACCGTGTACTGTTTAGCAGAACGTTTCAAATGTACGACAAAAACAATTCAATGCGCACTGTTGCCGCTGTTGCAAGAAAACATTGTGCGTTTAGAGAAGATTCTGCATAGGCGATCGGTATCGAGCAAAGCCATGATGGTTAACGCGTACATCATGGTTGATGTGCAGGAAAAGAAAGAGCGCAAGAAGCGCGATACAAACTTTTGGAACAATCCATTTAAGATCAAACATGAAGCCAATCAGACTAGTTACATGCACCAGGCATGACCGAAAAGGTTTTGCGCGAACGCCACTCGGCGTAACGATTTCGCGCTTCGGGCATTTGTCATTCATTGAAGTGCAACTGTTCACCAACAACACAGCTGGTCTGAGCCAACGCTACAACGAAGCCATTGAAACGGCTAAGAACGATCCGGCGATCTTAGTGTTTGTGCATGATGATGTAGAGATCATGGATTGGTGGTGGTTTCAGCGTTTGGGACTTGCACTGCAAAACCATCACTTGATCGGCTTGGCGGGGAACCGCCAACGAGCACCGGGCCAACTGTCATGGGCTATTGCCAATGATCAAGGCTTGCTTACCGACAAGTCACTGTGGGCGGGGACTGTAGCACGCGGTGATGGTTTTCAGATGGTCGGTTGGGATTGCTTTGCTAACGCCAACGTCGAAGTCGATCTGATTGACGGGTTGTTTATGGCGGCGGATTCTGAAACGTTCCACGACCAAAGTATTAGATTCGATGAGCAATTCACGTTTCATCATTACGACATGGACATCAGCCGCCAATTCCAAAACAAAGGTTTATCGCTTTATGTGCCAGCGATCAGCGTAATCCATCACTCCAATGGCGTGATGGGTGAGGCTTGGAATGAAAGTGCAAAACGTTATCTGGATAAATGGAATGATTGATACGAACAAATTGGCAGACCGCGAACTGGTGCCTATGTTTGAGCTAGAAGGCCTGCCCTATGTACCGCATTACAGCAAACGACACTATTGGGTAGCGCCTGGTGGCATCGAGCGCACAACAACCTGGCTGCGTGAACGGCACGCGCAATTGAAGATGGACAAAACTTGCTATCTATGGCCTCGCTCATGGACGCTTGACGTTGATTTGACATGATTTTTATAGCACAATGCGGAGGCTTTGGAATGTTCAATGTTCAAAATCCGCCACGTCAGCAACATGTCGCACTCGACGGAGCAAGCCATTCGGTTTATGCAAAAGGAATGCTTGCCGCTCGACACGGTGTTGAGTCCAAAGCTAGGTTGGTGGTGGATTGCGTATTACGATGGTCGATTGGCGGGATTTGCCGCCATGTTGCAATCAACCAAAGATCCGCACTCAGCATATCTTGCGCGAGCAGGAACGCTGGAGGCGTTTCGCAGCAAGGGATTGCAGCAGCGCTTGATCAAGGAGCGCGTCAAGTTTGCCAAGGACTTGGGACTAAGTTTCGCCGTTACGGACACGACGGACAACATTCCGTCATCCAACGCACTGATTCGTTGTGGGTTCACGCTTTTCCAACCGGAAGATCCTTGGGGGCTGCCGAATACGCTTTACTGGAGAAAGCGAATTGCCCTACAAAGATCCGGTCATCCGAAAGATTAAGCAGGCGGCTTACAGCAAACGATGGTACGAAAGCAATAAGCAGGCAGTCCAAGAGCGAAGCGCAAAAAACCGAAACAAAAAACGAAAGGAATGGCAGCGATACAAGGAAACGCTTTCATGCTCGCGCTGCGGCATTCAGCATCCAGCAGTCATTGATTTTCACCACGTTGATAAGACACCGCCAAAGCGCAACGTCACTCGGCTTGTTGGCGATGGAGCGTATGCGCTGGCACTGGAAGAGATTAAGAAGTGCATTGCCGTGTGCAGCAACTGCCACCGCATCTTGCATCATGACGAGCGCGTAGAAAAACGTTTACACAGGAAAAGGAAAAAGAAATGAGTAAGCACAGTGAATGGTCGCCATCAGCCGCAGATAGATGGATTGCCTGCCCTGCAACGATCCAGCTTTCACGCGGTATATCGCCAAGAGAAGCAGGGGAAGCCGCCAAGATCGGTACAGCCGTTCACGCGTTGGCAGAAATCGCCATCATGACGAACACAAAAGCCTCGACGCAAATCGGAAAGGAATTGGAAGGTGTACAGATTACTGAGGAAATGGCGGGTTGGGCCGAGGTCTACACGGACTTTGTTGGCGAACTGGAAAAGCGTATGCAAAGCGCTTGCCTCATCGAAGAGCGCCTTGGCATTCCTAATTACGCTGGCGCTGATGTTTATGGCACTGCCGATCTTATTTGCTTTAACGATACTGACTTGGTGGTGGGAGATCTTAAGACGGGGCGCATCCGCGTTGATGTCGAGGGTCCGCAACTTAAGATTTATGCGCTCGGCGCGTTGAAGAAAGCACCGCCAACGATTGAGAACATCACGCTGGCGATTATTCAACCAACGACAGAACCAGAGATCCGTTTGGCGTTTATGAAGAAAGCCGAACTGATGGATTGGTCCGCCAACGTGTTTGAGCCAGCGCTACGTGCAACGCTTGCGCCGTTTCCAAAGACCGTGGAGGGCGATCATTGCCGGTGGTGTCCTGCACGCTCCAAGTGTCCAGCGAAAGTGGCGCGTGTTGAAACGCTTGCCGGTGTGACGGAAAAGAATATCGACAGTGCATCCGAGGATGAGTTAAACGCCATGCTTAATATGGCAGAGGACGCGCAGGCAACGATTGACGCTATCCGCGATCGCGTGCTTACGGCACTCAAGGACGGGCGTGAGCTGCACGATTGGCACCTGGTGCCGAAACGCGCAACGCGTAAATGGGCCGATGATGATTTGATGGCGGGATTGCTATCAACGCATAAAGGCGCTGTGAAGACCGTACCAATCACGCCTGCGCAGTTAGAGAAGAAATACCCGGATGTTTATACCCAATTCGCCGATAAGGTCACGGCTGAATCAAGCGGTCAAACGCTTGGGCGCAAACCCGCGCCAAATCTGACCTCACTTTGAAAAGGAACTTGCAAATGCTAGGACTTACTGGTGGTGGATCTGGTCTTCCGTACATTCGTTTTTCGCCAAGCATGAACGCTTGGAGCGATAAGACGGGCCAGGAAATCCAACTCAAAAAGATGTTGTTTGACATTGATAACGTGCAGACGGGTTGGTTGTTGCTGGAAGCCGGTGTGCGCGATTGGCAACCGGATCAAGAGTTAGGCAGGCAAGGACCGAAGCCAAGCGATGCGCATAAGCGCGGGTTCGTTGTGCGTTTCTTTAGCCGCGAGATGGGATGGGTCGAGTGGTCAAGCAATGGCGCAGGACCGAACATGGGTTTGGAAGCACTTTACACGGCAGCCGCCAAGGATCGCAACGCGAACGCTGGCAAGCTGCCGATCATTGAGTATCAAGGCGCCCAGGCCATGAAGGTTGGCAAAGGCAACACGCGCAAGCCTAAGTGGAGTATCACGGGTTGGGCGCCAAGGCCAACGGATGATGCAGGCAGTGCGCCTGTTGCTGCGCCTGAACCAGTGGCCCCTGCGCCAGCGAAGGGTGAAGAGTTTTAAGTAATCACTTATTCACAAAACCCGGTCTTTTTAGGCCGGGATTTTTTGACCCTGGAGGATTCATGGCACAAGGTATTTACAAAATCACGGAAGAGTTCGAGCGTTTGGTGGCCGAGTACACGGGTGCGCCATACGCTATTGCGGTTGATAACTGTTGTAACGCGCTGTTCTTGGCGCTGACCTATGAACGCGTTAGAGGTACGACAGTACGCCTTCCATCGCGCACCTATCCAGGTGTGCCGTGCGAAGTGATCCATGCCGGAGGCATTGTTGATTGGTATCCGGTGGTCGGGAAAGCGATCAAGGGCGCGTACCAGTTATCGCCAACGCGGGTGTGGGACGCGGCATTGTCGTTTACATCGCAGATGTATCTCAAAGGTACGCACATGTGCGTGTCATTTACAGGGCCGTATAAGCACTTAAAGCTAGGCAAGGGCGGTGCGATTCTCACTGATGACTATCAGGCGATGCTGTGGTTTAAGAGGGCCAGGTTCAGCGGTAGGCGTGAGTGCTCGTATCACGATGATCATTTCGACATGTTGGGTTGGAACTTTTACATGATGCCGGACGTTGCAGCGCGTGGCGTGTTGCTGATGCAGCAGTTTTACGAGCGTGATGGCACGCCAAAGGTTATGGAGGACATCGAGATGAGTTACCCGGACCTGTCTAAGTTTCCTGTTTATGCGTTTGGGGGTGA